CGACTGCGGCCTGGTCCTGACAGTGGCACACCGGCATCCTTACGAGCCGCCCACATGTTGAACATGCCCATCAGCTTGACGTTCGGTTTGGGACGCAGGATCAGGTACGCACCAGGCGGCAGTTCGATCTGTCTGGTCATGTGGATCGGTTTCGCAATGTCCTTGCGGGTCGGGGCCAATGCCCACTCCCAGTACTGCATGTTCCCGTACTTGGCCTGGTTGGGTGTGGTCGCATTAGCCTTGATCGAAGACATCAGTTGCCGCTCGACTCCCCGAATAATCTCCTGGTCAAGCAGGTTGCCAAACTGGACCTCAGTCTTGCGCTGGACACCATCGATGTGATTGCTTTCTTTGTTGTCCACCACCAACCGGGTCGGTGGGTTCTCGCGGTTGATCTGCTGCTGACTGTCATCAATGGTAATTTCTTTGATCCAGTACCGCAGGTCGGACAGTCCCTGCTTGGACATGTCCACGTTGAGGGTCTTCCTGATACCTATCTGCTCTCCAGCCAGACGTACTACCGTAGTCTTGGTGAGTGGGATCACGATGGGCGCACGGGCAAAGTTAACGGCCACGAAATTGACTCGCTATCTCGTCAGGTTTCATAGCCATGATGTTTCCTTTCTTGACCTCCTGCTTGCGATCCTTTTCCTCAAAGTAGGCTATCCACCCCAGGTACTCTGCGATGGGTATTTGCTCAACCTGCCACACAAACTTATGCAACACTTCCGCAATTGCATACACAGTTTGTTCATGTGGCGTTAGACTTTTCCCCCCTTGCCCAGGCCGTTCACTGACATCACTTCTTCAGCAAGGCCGAGGTAGGTAGAAATACCTAACCCAAGAACTTCGTCACCGATAGGTGTTCCATCTTCTTTCAGGATGCAGACCTTCATCATGTCCAACTGCGCCTGCTGCTGCTCCTCTGCCGTTCCCTGAAGTCGCGGCATGATCATCATCATCGCACCAACGGTGATTTCAGTGACGGTGTATCCGCTTTCCAGTACCTTTGTCTTCAACATAATTGATCTCCAATGATTGCACTTCATGCTTTGAGGGAGTCCGGTGGAGGCATGATCCCCACCGGACTTTAGTCAACTCAGAAAACGTGTTTCAGCTTCGATCCCAGTACTGCCGTGCCGGAATATCCGATTGCACCGTCCAGCGGCAAGTCCCAGGTAATCGTGGAAACTGTCATTGGAGCAATCAGGTAACCGTTGGAAGGAAGATCGACTCGCAGGGTACGAATCTCACCATCATCCTCCGCATTCAGCAGTTCCTGGTAGTCTGGACTTGTGATGTCCACATACCCACCCAGGGTCAGTGTTCCTGCCTCAACTACGGCAGACGGAATACTGGTGGTCGGGTCGCAGAACGTGCCGGTCGAAACCGTGCCTGGTTCGGCCACGTTCATCGTCAGCACCGACAGGCAGATCAGAACCATGTCCGCTGGTTCGTAGTGGGTTGCTTTCGGGCTAGTGTCCAACGTCCCTGTGGAGCCGGTCAGGTCCATAGCCAGCAACACGAAGGTGGTCGAAGTTACCGCGCCGACCACAAACGAGTTCTGATCCAACTCAGTGAACCCTGTATCTTCCATGTACACCACATCACCAGTAAGCATGCCGGTGGTAGCTGTTACGGTGACAACCGCAGGGTCGGCCTTGGTGATTGCGGACGGGACCAATACGGTGGGCGTTGCATTGCCCTTGGTCATAAACGCTTGTAAACCTTTGGTACTTTTAGCAGTCATTTTCCTCTCCTACTCGTAGTATTGATAATCGATGTACACAGCCAAACCGTATTGCAGAGTAGCAGTGCCGCCGCTTGATTCAAAAGGCGCAGACCTTCGCATCAAAACACACTTGCCTCCAGGGTCACGTTGCGCCATAAGTGTGATCATGTCAGCTTCAAGGGCAGCAAGTAACGTACTGGAACCGATACCTGGCAACCCTAAATACCTCACTTCTATCTCGCCTTCCTCAAGCACGTTCCCGTCACAGTAGGTCAGCAAGTCACGAAAATTGCCGGTGAAGTCCGCAGTACACCAGATATCGTCTGTCGGGTTCTGCTCCAGGTTCACCGTGTCGTAGTACGGCACATCCATCGCAGCATCATTCAGCCAACCTTCCACCAGTGTCCTGACGTACCCGCTACTCATTTCACTTGCCTTTGACGTAGCACTTATGGAACAAATGCACCCCGTTCAGGTGTACCGGCATCACTGCATCGATTGTATACGTTTCCGGCCCAACCGTAATGCGATCAAACTTATCAACCACGGCAACGGCACTCACCTTGATCGTCAGCACCTTCGCCCCGATCCCGTAGGCATTGATCAGTGCCTCATCAGCGTACCCCAAGGTGCGGAATCCCACGACCACATCCGCAGTCGCATTGGGCGATTTGGTCTGCGTCCAGGTAGCAGGGACACCCAGTGTGTCCACAACTGCCTCAGTCGCGGCCTGCATCTTGTCTCTGTCGGCCTGACTCAGCACTGGAACCTCATGTACGAGGCCAGCAGACTCTTGGCCCGTGGTGGCAGGAAGTCCCCGTAGGAAGTCCCACCGTCCGATGAATCCGTGGTGTACCGCACCGTGCCGACATCCTGCACCGTGACCGATGAAATCTGACCGGCAGAGGAAACCGTTCCACCCTGCGCCAGTTCCCACTCCTGATCGAACACCGAATAAAAAGCCATCAGGAGATCGGGAGGGAGATCATCCTCGTCATAACCACCCTTGAAGGTGACTACCCCCTGATGGAAACCCGCAACGAAATCAAGGTAAATGGTTCCGGTTTCGGCATCGAAGTGGTACTGGGTAGTTGCCATCCCATCTGCGTCCACGATACTGGCAATGGAGTCAATGGGGAATCGTTTCACCTGGATGGTGAACCCGCTGTGGTGCGTGAACTTCTCCACCGCAGCATCCAGCAGAGGGAACAGCCTGTCGCAATAGTTTCCCATCATCGCAAAGGATGTATCCTTCACGACCGTGATCTCATCATCCTTGGTAGTGTCGGTGGATGTGAGTCCAACCCGCACCCGCAGGGATTCCATCAGCGTTGGCGTTGCCATGACTATTCGTCCACCGGCTCCGGAGTAGGTACAGGTGGAGTCGGGTCTTGTCCTTCAAATCCCAGTTCACCGTCCATGAACTCCAGGCCCATCTGATCAATCGACTCGAGGCTGTAAATCCTGTCGGTGCGAAGGTGATGGTAGTGTCCACCGTCAGCAGTCAGAACCAGTGCCGGTACGACATCATCCCACTCCAATCCCAATGAATCCGTGCGTAACATGTTGATCTCCTAGATCAGTTTAATCCATTTATCGCCCGACCAAATCTGTGTCCTGCCGTTCGGTGACACCCACAGATAGTCCACGGGTGGGTCATCCGGCGCGGCCGCATGCACACCGTGCATCTTCACCGTGACTTCGGGTTGCGGCATGTCCAGCTTCCAGGTCTTCACCTCTCCACTGGTCATGGTGATCAGGAGGTGTCCACGGTCAATGAACGCATCCTCAATTCCAATGCCAGGGTCACCCTTCAGACCCTTGCGACCACGGATGCCTTCCGCACCCTGTTCGCCCTTCGCACCATCCGTTCCATGTGGAACCTCAACGGTTTCGCAGGAACCATCCGAAAGCATTGCCTTGATCCGTGTCACCCGCTCCGCATCATCACGTTCGCTAATGATCTTCGCGAGTCCGTTCAGAACTAGCCTGTAGCCATTCGGATCGGTCTGTGGGCATCCTATGGTCTTGCGTACGGCCTGGTACAGACCACCCTGAGAGTAGGCTAGCGTCCCCCTCTCAAGAACATCGTGCGATGCAGGGTAGCAGGGAGCGACCATATCTCTGTCAATGCCGTCAGTGCCAGGACTGCCGTCAGTACCATTCCTGCCGTCAGTACCATCACGACCGTCAGCACCATCGATGCCATTAGTGCCATCACTGCCGCGCACACCATCAGCACCTCGCGCACCGTCCTTGCCATCCGCGCCATCACGACCATCGATTCCATCCCTCCCGTTCGTGCCATCCTTCACCGACCCAAACAGGTCATCAGCGACCTGGGTCATGCGTTCTTCGATCAGTTGGTCAGTGCGGGACCGCTCTTCCCTGATTACGACTGCAACTGCATCCAAGACCGCTTTGTCAATCATGTCCGACTGCCTTTTTCAGGTAATAGATACTAGCCAGTGACTTCATGTCTTCCTCATCGTCATCTGGTTCCGGTTCGGGTTCTGGTTCTGGTTCTGGTTCCGTTGGAGCGGCAGGTGCGCCAATGGCAGGGGCATTCTCAGCCGTCCATCCCAATGGAACCATCTGCTGCTGCATGTAGCACTCGTCACCACTCTCCACGGGTTTCAGTCCAGCCACGCGAGTCCGCGCCTCATTCGGGGTCATGATGCCCTTCTGCACCATGTTGGAGTAACCCTCGACCTTGCCCTTGAAGTCAGTACGCAGCATCGACTCAATGTCGAACTCCGTGCCTTCGTCCTTTGCCAACTGGTAGAATGCCGAGATATTCTGCTCAACGTGTTCGATCAGGAAACCCAGGCCACCGGACAACCACTGGTTGTGCAGTTGCTCTACGTTGTTGTAGGTCGATCCCTTGTCATGCAACTGGATGATCTGTAGCGGAACCCGATACGCCCGTGCAATGTCAGTCGTGGTCATATTGAACGCTTCGACCAACTGTGCATCGATAGCCGACAGTGACATCGATTGCCATTCCATGCCGGATGACAGGATCGGGATACCACCGGACTGCATCTTGACGGCCTGCAAGTCCCACGCAGCACGAAGTTCCCGCATCTGCTCTGCGGTCAGTTTCTGCTCCGTGGACAGAATGCCCGATGGTCTGGACATGTTGTTGAAGAAAGCCGCCTGGTGACTCGTTATCGCGCTATTGGCCGATATCGATGCCGCCGCATATTCAATGGGCGATACCCCTACCAGCGGATTCCTTGGAGTGTACAGCCGGATGTGAAGCATATCCCGCTGCGGCACAAGTCCGTCAACGCTACCGAGCAGAGGATTCAGACCCACTGCGTAAAAAATCGCCTTGGTTTCGTCATCAATGTACGGCATCGTGCTTCTGGATGGGACGATGTGTACTGACGAGAATTCGTTGCGCTCGTTCCTCACACCAACCGCATAGGCATTCCCGCTCAACAGCAGGTTCTTGATCAGCGACAGCATGAAGTCAGACCGTGTCTGGTACGAGTTCGGCTTGAGCAGGAACCGAGACAGGGCAGAGGTGGTGATCGGGGTGCGTGTCCCCCTCTCATCGACCTTGTAGTGATACGGGATCATTGTAGCCAGGGTCTGAGCGTAGGCATCAGAGCAGGCTTGCACGGTTACGCAGGACTCATTGCCTATCGGATTCTTGCCCTGCTGCCACCAGTTCCATGCCCAATCCGCAGGGATCACACCCCCAGTGATAGGCAACGGGAAGGTTGCGGTCTTTTGCCGGAACGGGTTAAGTCGTGACCAATCCAAGGTGCTTCTCCATGTAGTTGATGGTGTCTGCCCTTGAGGTCATGTTCACTTTCTTTTTGAGGTGCATGGAGGCAGCACCACGATGCCTCTTCCAATCGTCTGACTTAACGGTAACGACTGCCACAGGTGTGGATGCGGCACGAAGTTCCCGTGTCAGGTATCCGGTGAATTGGTGACGGTATTTCAATTCCGTGCCTGAGATAAATCGGGCAGATAGATTCTGGCACTTGTCCTCAGACTCCAGCCGCACAGCCTCATCCGGTGGAACCTGACGAAAGGCCAAACCGTCCCAAATCATTGACCGCATAACCCCTCCAGAGAAGGGGTCGGTGACCTGCGCCACCGACCCCTGGACTTGCTTCTTACCAGTTGACTCCAGACAGAGAGGCAACCACGTTCGGACGAATCAGACCCCAGGAGGTCGGGAGAATCATCCGCAGCGCAGTGCTGTAGGTCTGGTACAGTGACAACGAAGTGTACCCTGCGTTGGGGGTATTCGCCGCCTGACCGATGTCGATACCACCACCAGGAACAACCTGCTCTGCCGTGCCGATGGTCGTGCCGCCAGCCGCATTGGCCTGGGTCGGTGCAACTCCGTCAGCATTCGCCATCGTCAGTGCGGCCTGGTCGCTGATGTTGAAGTCAGGGGTGTCATTCGCCGAAGCAAACGATGCCGAATCAACAATCATCACAACCGTGTCGGTGACGTTGATGCTGGAAATCACCGGAACACCCAACAGGGTCGGGGTGCTACCTGACAGTTCATCACGGAACATGAAGCCGCCAGCCGCAGTCGTTACGGTGGACAGGCCCAACAGACGGTTCGGGTTCATGATCAGAACCGGACGCTGCGCCTTCGCATCTACCATCGCTTTGAACAGCACCTTGAGGTCGGTGATGATGTTCTCTGCGGTATTACCGGACGATCCCGTTGGGGTTACGCCCAACATCAGACCGGCAGGACGGACACCCGTTACCACTGCGGATGCGCCGAGCAATGCACCGTCAAGAGCCATCGCGGTGTCATCAAGAATTGCCTGACGCACGATGCCTTCGATGGACGGAGTGGACTGCTGGAGAACTTCCTGGGTGAACGTGCTGATCACTGCCGCCTTGTAGCGATACAGGGTCTGCGAGGCCAGTGCCAACTGCTTCACAGGAATCACACCACCTTCACCAACCCACGAACCCGATACGTCATTCAACGCACCACGGGTGGTATTGCGCCTTGGGATGATGATGGCATGTGCGCCACCAAAGTTCAGCGGGACACCACGGGGACGCAGTGCTGCGTACACGGACACCGGCTGGAGTTCTTCAAGGAAACCCTGAAGGTCGTTCTCAACCAACTCAGCCGCCCAACCTGCTGCGGTCGTAGTGGCCTGGGTCGTGCCGGTCTTCTGCACCGCATTGAGGTGATCAAACGCCGCACGAACGGTGTCATCCCTGCCGTATGCCTGTGCGATCACTTCACCAACAGTGGACTTGTTGGCATGCGCGATCAGCCGAGCAGTGGCAACCTTGGCAAGCAATGTGCCGCCTTTTTCCTTGCTGCGCGGATGCGGACCTGGGGCATTGGGAATCGATCCCGTGCCGAGGACAGGCATTGCCTTCGTGGCGATACCGGCTTCAATCGTTTCCAGACTCTTGATGCTGGCATCGATGTTGGCGATCTCATCGGACAGGGTCGATACTTCATCCTGCTCTTCAGCCGACAATTCGGTTTCATCCGCTTCGGCAATGTTCTTCAGTGCCGTAAGACGGTCTTTGACCTGGGTCAAGCGATTACGCTTCTCCAGAATCTTGTCTGCGATACTTTTCACTGGGGTACTCCTGGCAGTGGGTTGAATCGGGGCATCCGGCCTTGCGGCAGTCCCCTTCGATGACGCTGGTAATGTGGGCGCAGGATTCTGACCCAGGAGACTCTTCAGTTCCGCTTCCGACATCCCAAACGACTTGGCAATCGCCAAAGCATTCTGGTGTGCGCCAACGGAAACCAGGCTCGTCTCATGTAGTGCCTGTTTCTTAAACCGATACCCGACAAAACGCTTGTCTCTGTCGTGCATTTCTTCGTATTCGATTGGACGGAAACCAACCGAAACCGCTTTGAGAATTCGTTGCTCGACCAGTGAACGCAAGGTGTCGATCTCCTTGCTCGTTCCGGCCGCAGCAAACTTGAGGAACCCACGCAACTGCTTGCCGACTACCCTGACGTTCTCCCAGGTTCCCACCGGCATTGCGTGATTGTGCGCCCATAGCGCAATTGGATTCTTGAGGAAATCTGATAAAACCCAACCTTTCGCTTCGATCACATCACCAAGTCGGTCTGTTGACTCTTCCGACATGATGAACTCCATCGGGTCATCAGCCGCCTGAATGCCTTTCGTGAAATGGGTTTTCATGCAACGATTATCAGCCTATTGCTACCTGAATTCAACCACTTAAACACCGATTTCCTAGCCTATCAGTGCCTCCACATCAAAGTCATCACCCGCATGCGCCCACGGATGAACCGACATCACCGCAGCAACCAGGCCGTCAATCTTGTGCGTTGCCTTCTTCTTCGACAGCTTTTTGTTACCGGCAGGATCAATGTCCACCACCGCAGAAGACGCTCCCAGATTGAGGATCGGCGCACCACCGTGGCAAATCTTCTTCTCCAGCAACTTCGTCTCAAACGTGTCCATCCGAGGCGAGAATCCAACAAACCCCTGGCCGACTTCCACCCACTCAGCATCCACGGCAAACCTGGTCCGTACTGCCGATGCCATCAGTTCGTTGATCTTCCAACGGTCGAACTGGATCGACATCACATGGATACCTTCCCGCTCAAACTCGTCACGCAGGTACTCGCAGACCATGTCGTAACTCACCACCGCACCAGGGAATGCGTGAACCACCCCCTGCAACACCCAGGTCGATAGCGGAAGCTTGTCCCTGCGTTCCCGCTCGTCCAGACCACCCACCGGCACAAACGTGTAGCACTTCAGGTGAATGTTCCCGAAATCATCCTCAGACGATATCACCGCACAGGTCAGGTCGTTCTTGGCCGACAGGTCGAGGCCCATGTGGACCCCCTTGTCCCTGAATACCTGCATCACAGGTTCCGTGGCGCATGCGTTCCAGACAGTCGGGGCAAGCCAGACACTCTCCAGAGACACCCTCCGGTTCATGAACAGGTTCAGGAACCCGTTCTGCTTGGCCGGGATCCGTTCAGCCTCTTCGGCCCCACGCTGGATGTCCTTGATGTCACGGAACCCGGTACGCAGGGAGGGATTGGCCGCATGCCAGTTCTTCTTGTCATTCAGGCCATCGTTGGGGGCAGTGTACAGGTGGCACACCACCGACTTGGGTTTCTCCCTCGCCGCAGCATCGATCTCGAGCGACAGGAAAGCACGGTCGTTGGGTGCTTGCGTGGAAATCAGGAAACTCTTGCTGTCAGCATAGGTTCCGAGCGAACTGAACAGCATGTCCAGAAAGTCATCCGACTCAGCCACGATCTGACCGCACTCGTCAAGAACCAGGATGTAGATGCCCTGACCATGACCCGACTTCGCATCCCGCGACAGAGATTGGTAGTCCACGTTCCGGCGCAGGCCGACTATCCGCTTGCTGGAAGGCACGGATCGGTAATGCACCCCCTCGACAATCAGCGGCGACAACTGGCAGATCAGGTTCATCATGCGCCAGATCAGTCCCGCCTGCTCCCTGGTCATGGCCGCAGACCGGATGATCGTGTTCCGCTTCGCCTCCGTGGACAGCATGAAGTACAGCAGAATCACAGCCATCAGCAGGGTCTTGCCACCACGGCGACCCATGCTCAGAATCGCCTTGCGGATACCCTCTTCCATCGCACACAGGATGAACGCTTGCTGGAACGGGTCGAGGATCAGTGGTTGCCCGATCTTAATCCCCTCTGGGAAGACCAGGCACTCAGCAGCAAACCGCAACACCTTCTCGCCAGGAGTGTGGTTCTCAGGCTGGATGTTCTGCCAATCCCGAATCTTCGGAATCGGGCCGCACAGGATTGCGTCCTTGACGTACTTGGCTAGTTTCATGCCATCGCAGACTTCAGACCAACCACCTTCAGTGCCGTTTCTGCCTTTGCCTCTGCCAGGTCATCGTGCTTGACCTCAGACTTGTGCATTCCCCTCTGCGAGGCCGACAGTCCGAGACTTGCCCGAAGACTCCTGACCGTGGAGGTGGTCTGCACCATCGCAGTGTGAGTCGGGTTCAGTCTGCCATTCTCCAGCACTGCCCCCTCAATGATGGTCCTTTCGATCAATCCGTTCAGGTGATGGGTCATTTTGGCAAGCATGCCAACCATCCGCACCGACTGATCATCCCACCTCAACCTGGGTAGACCCTTAATCAACTCATCAAAGATCACCACTTCATCGTCATCCAACGGAATTGGCGAATAAATGGGTTTCTGGAGTGCCTCCTGAAGCGCAATCTGCCCTGCGATGGAGTCGGAGCGTGGTTTCCTGCCTGGGGTCATTTTTTCGGCCTTTGTGGTGGGTTTGACCAGATTATCGTTATAAATCACGACCTTGTCCAGAGAGCCGTCAAATAGTGTTCGCTTTCCCT